GTATCTGGGTTGTGCAGGATCATAGGCTCAGGCAAATCTTGAAAGCCCGCTGCCGCTGTTAATTCGTCAAAAAATTTAAATGCCATAATTAGCGTCTCTTAAAAGTGTTGTAAAAAGTCTTTTGTCATAGTAGTCCATTTCTGCTGGTGCATACTCCTGAAATAAAGTTTCAGCCTCTGTGTAATCCCAGTTGGCTACAGCCGACTCGATGAGGTCTAAAGCAACCATGAACTTTCGATTCAGAACATAGTCCATTCGAAACTCGTCAATCATATTGCGAAGCTCTGCGTCCTCGTCACCAATCCATATATCGTAGATTCTATCCCACATTACCGACGTAAAGAGGATTCAAAGGTTATGGATACCTGTACTACTTCACCTGACAGAACATCCCACCCTACGCTCACAAAGGTGCTGTGAGCCTTTTCTTCTAACAAATACTCTAGCCCATCATAAGCCATGTCTTCAAAATCCGCTGGAGGAAAACCGTTTGGATCTTCGACATCAATTACAAAATGATTGCCGCTGCTAGATATTTTTCCTAGTTTGCAATTCATGCCTACCTCTAATTCGTAAGCTATTTCTTCGACTGCTTCTTTGTAAGTCATGTTTTGTCTATTTATGCGTATTCTACGTTGTAACCTGCACGATATAAAGCCGCCTCAACTTCTTCTACCGCAGTATTATTAGCGTTGTAGAACAATATTTCTACCTCATAGCTATTTACGTAGCCAACGGTAACAATCTCAATGTTGCCGCGCGGATCAACTACACGTTCGCAAAATTCAAGTAATTCGTCAGCACGAGATGATGTAGGGTCTGGATTCTCAAAAAAGACCACCAGCTCATGTGTCAACGTCCGCATTTCTTGACGACCTAGTTTTCGCAACTCAGCCATGTTGCCGTATTTTTCCATTACCATTTTTCTTAAAGCTAGACGGTGTTTAACGTGCGTTTTTTTTCGGCTTAACTCCTCCTTCTTTACCTCTTCGTCTACCTTCTCTTCCGTAGCCTTTACTTCTCCGTTATACTCCGTCAGAACGCCTGAAAATACCTCAAGCTCTACACCTGCTTCTGTGGTGTACTTGCCGTTTTGGATTTCTACTGGCTGGCCTTCTTCGTCAATGGTCTTAACCTCCACTCCAGCAGCTAGTTCTTCCGCGTCAGTAACCAGCATCTGACCGTCTTCTAGCTTTGCCTCTGCATATAGCTTGCGCTTGCCTGTCAAAAGATTCTTAATCTCGTTCAGGGTGTCCATAATTGGATTTGCTCGTTTGCTCATGTTTTCAATTTTGTCTACAAAATAACCTTCGATCGAGAAGCCTTGTACCTCTTGCTCCTTGACAAACTTCCACATCTCGTCGTTGGCAACGTGGACTCGAACCATCCAAGTGCCTTCAGGTACATTTAGTCCATAATGCTTTGATTTATCCATCTCTGGATTTGTAACAACCCATGACTCGACTACAGACACATTGTCGATTGCGTCCTGATGCTCAAAAGTGTGATCGTTGGTGCGGTTCTGCTTGAGGTACATTTCAGCAGCCTGCTTTACTGTGTCTTTAGAAAAGTAAACGTCGTACTCTTCGTCTTTAAGCTCATCGTATCGTGGGATGTGCTTGTCAGGAATTAGAGCAGGGCCAATGAGCATGCGCTTCTCTTCGTCCTCTACGCTGGCTAAAGAAACAAACTTGTCTTTCTTACCCTCCTTAGAGAAAAAGATAAAATTTTCCTCAATGGCTGGGTGCTTTACTAAACTGATAGCTTCAACCGCGACCTCAGACTCGTCACCAATAAGTAGTTCAATTAGCTTACGCTCCATATCTCCGTTGTTTAATTGGTGAATTCAATAAAAATTGTGCCTCGCTCTACATCTATATGCACGTCATAATAAGACCACTCATTTAAATAATCCTGCAACTCATCACCTAGTTCTGACGTAAAGTCTTGAATGTAATAGTCAAAATTTGCAGGTTGATAATCTAGGTCTACACGGAAATTTTCTATTTCGAAACTTTGAATGCGACCACCTGAAATAAAATTTAATTTGCCTTCTATCGAGTAAATGTCCATTTGGCGCACAATAATGTCCTCAATATCAAGTATAGCAGAATCTTGAAATCTCATATCTCTGTTGTATAAATGTTAAATGCCATAGTTGCTGGTTGTGTAAGCGTAATCTTCAATGGCATCTTCTAATTGACGGAGAAACTGAGGAGTTAAAAACCGATATGCATTCCACTCATTTAAAATTAAGTGCATACGCATTGGTGTGTCATCGTATAGTGCATCGGCAAGTTTAGACACAACATCTTCTGCCCAATCCAAATGAGCAGGTATGTTTCGCACTTGCTCATATATTTCAGAAATTAAATTATCTAATTGGTTAAAATCCATATCTCTGTTGTTTAGCTAATAACAATTCCTTCTGATTCCATTTCAGACAATATATCTTGAAGAATAGAGTACATAGTGTTGTCAATTCCTTCTACACTAATTTCCATATCCAAAAATCGCCCATGTCTATCTGGCATAAGAACTACCTCAAAGCCCTCTTGTCTTAATTCCTCCTCCCAAAAATAACCTGATTCTGTACTCAAGCCACTTACAAAAATCTTTGTGTCAAATCGCTTCATATCTCTGTTGTTTAGAATCGTAAGTTTACCTGAATGATTTCATACCTCCCGTAACTCCTGTTTCTTGTTTGAATGTTTTCCTCAACAAGATCAACATCTACTTCTGCCATAGGAAAAGACACCGTAAAATTATCGAGGTAATTAAACTCGCTTTCTAGTTCTCTTACGTCAGGGTAGAAAAAGAGAACCGCCCCCCGATTAGATGAATAAGACATTGTTTGTTCATCAAAATAATTCCCCCATTCTTCCGCTAGGTCATAAGCGTAATCAACAATTTCGTTTTCTGTATACATATCTCTGTTGTTTTATCTTAAACGTATCATCATATATCGTAACGCTTCTACCATAGGAACTAAGTCTGGAAACTTGTCTTCCGCTAGTGGTATTAGGTCTTCAACCATATTTGTAGCAACACGTTTATCTCTTTCGCTTCGTCCTCCAGCCTCTTCAATTCTGTATTGCAATTCGTATGCGCCTTCATCCATTGCAATAACAGCACCTTCATAAACCATTTCCATAAACCCCTGATATTTATCAGATTGGAAAATGTCTCGAAAATGGTTTTCGTATTGCTCCTGCGTCATATCTCTATTGTTTAGTATGAACGGTAATAGTATTGGGCTTGGTCGTGTATGCCCTCAACTCCTTCAATTAAATCTTCTATGCCTTCTGCTGCGTTTTCCGCGTCATAGCCTGCTCCTCTATCTACTTCAGAATAGAAGTGTTCTAATAAAATTTCAAGCGTAGAGGTTAAATCTTGTGCTTGTTTTTTAATTAGATTCAGTTCGTAGTCTGCGTTACTTTCACCTCTCATATCTCTGTTGTTTAATACAGGCTACGCTCAATTCTGTCCAATTCCTCAAATATTTCTTCTAACCTTTCGGCAAGCAATGTGTCTCCCACTTTTTTTGCCTCATAAATCGCAACATCTAATTCCGAGATTGCGCCACTTATTGCTATTGATATTTTTTTCATCTCTCTGTTGTTTAGTAAGTAGGCAAAGACACGTCAAACGTTAAAACGATTGTAGCACCTTTCGTTTCGCGAATGTCGTAGATAATGCGCGTTCCCACTTCATCTTGCATATTGTCGATAATGTCGTCAATTTCTCGCTCTGGAAAATCAAAAGGCAACCACCATTCGCAGTAAATAATGTCGTAGTTTTTTTGATAGTTGTAACCTTCGCGTTCACGTGGTGCGTAGTCCTCAATTATTTCTTGTAGTTGATTTAATGTCATATCTCTGTTGTTTAAACAAATAATTGCACATAAACGATAAAGTCTCCGTTATCGTCTTCTGTCCAATAGCCAAAATCATAATACTCGTCGTTCTCCATCCACTCAGGAAATTCTTCTCTAACGAAAGCATCTAATTCAAACCTTTTAATGTCATCAATAAAATAGTCAAGCGCAAACTTGCTTACGTAAAACGCACTTGCCCTTTCGCTTGGTAAATAACCTATGTACTCAAAATCAGTTTCATCTGCTAAGAAGTCACCAAATGCTTCTTGCGCTCTATCGTTTGCGTATGCCATATCTCTTTTGTTTAATAGCCGTATGGATTAACAACGACGTCTTTATATGAATCAACTTCTAATACAATATTGTATACCGCTTCGATGTCGTAGATAGCATCCATTACTTCCCGCACATCAATTCCTAAATCTTGTGCAAAATTTCCAATATCAGCTAGTTTATAATTTCTGCCTGAATCATACATACGGGCAACAAGGTTTACATCGTATGCTTGTTCAAATCGTCTTACATAATCCATATCTCTGTTGTTTAAACTTGTGTTGCGTCAAATCCGTTTGCGTGCATAACCTCTAGAATGTCTTGAGCTGCCATAATACTATCAGCCTCTACAACACATGCCATCATGCCTTTGCTTCTGTAGTGCAAAACATACACGTCAAGATCGTGCAGCTTCAATACATGCTCTACGTCGCGCCAGTGTTCGTGTACTAAAATATCCATTTCTTTATGTTTATAGCAAAATATACATAAATTTATACATATATACAAGCAAATAAGCTGCATTCACAAAACCCTCTACTTATAAATATACCTATCACTGTAGGTGTAACCTTTTTTCGAGCGCACCCTGTGACTGCATTTGACCCTGCAATTCACTCTGTACAATAAATGCCTGATTTGATTGAGGCAATGACAACTGACGGCCACCTACACCTTGAGGTACTAATGCACCTGTCATACCACCTCGACCACCACCGCCTCCACCACGACCCACCGAACCTCCCCCTGATCCTGCTTGATCAAGTATGCTTTTAACTTGAGCAAAAGAACTAATGGCAATACCTACCATTTGCGCAATAAACAACGGTGCTGTAAACGGTGCTGCTGCGCCCGTTTGTTCGGCTGCTTTTAACGCTCCAGTAATTGCACTTTGTACAGCTTGCGCTTGAGACAACAAGATACTTGTAATGGCAAATGCTTTTTGAGCATTAGAACCTTCAGCCGCTAACCTTTCTAACCCAGTGCTTATATCCTCTGCCGCCCTAAACTGTGCTTGCCTAGCTGCACCCTCAAGACTTATTCTTTCTAAATTATCTTTAAGAGCTTTATCTTCAGCAGCCTTTTTTTCCCAATAATTAGTCCAATATTTCTCTGTTTGCCTGTCAATAATAGCATCTAACTCTGCCTCCTCTGCTTTTGCCGCATCTATACGTGCTTGTGCTAATTCTTGGTCAGCATTAAATTGAGCCATAGGGTCAGAGCCGTCATCCTCCCATAATTCTGCCTCTTGTTCACGCTCTAATTGCCGTACAAATTCGTCTCCAAACTTAAGTCGCCGAGCCTCTAGCTCTCTCTGAATTCGAGCGGCTTCATTTTGTCGCTCAATTTCTAAAGTGCGCTCCGTTTCAATTGCTAGTTGCTCTAAAATAAGAGCGTTAAATTGTGATTTTAAAGTATTTATTTTTTCATCAATACCTGTTTGTGCCTCGTCTACCTTTTGCGAACGAAACTTACTATTTGCTAAGAAATCGTACCATTTAATAGCGTCTTGTGCGTCTTCGTTTCTTTGCGCATCAATGTCTTGTAGTACGTGACGTTGCTGGGCCTGTAAATCCTCTAGTTTTAGTTGGCGTTCAATTGCTAAGTTGAAACGTTCAAGACCTTCTGCCGTGGTAATGTCTAGATTCTGCACTTCCCGCAGCCGCGCTCCCATTGTTGCCAAAGCCTGATTGCGTAAATCGGCACTAGCTGTACTGTCATTAACCGTGTCAATATATTGCTGATTGGCTGTGACATAAGAATTTACTGCTTTTGTACCTGCCTCAATTCGTTTGTTGTAGGCTTCTTGTTTTTCGTCAACGCCAGTCAGCAGGTTGCTAATTTTTTCCCAGTTCTCAATTAGTGCTTCTAAGGCTAGAATTAACAAACCGATACCGAGTCCAGCAAATGCACCCTTGAGAAATTTTAAGCTACGGCCTAAGCGTCCCACCGCCCGTTGAGTAGACTGAAACTTACGAATCATCATCTGAATGTTGCGAGGCAACAATCCACTAAACAGGTTGGCAAAGTTTCCGAATTCCTTAGAGCTGGCTTTTGCTGCGCCCCGTGCTTTTTCTTTTAACGCATCTACCTCATCACCTACTTCTTTGATGTTCTGTTTTGCGTCCTCAACTTCTGCGACAACTTTCGCTTCTACGTTTATCGGTTTAGCCATTTTCTAGTGTCAGTTTAATTTTGCGCCACAGCTTGCCGTCTAATGAATAGCGACCATACCATTGTTTGTACAGTGGGCTACCCTTATATATACGCTGATTCATTAAATCGATAGTGGGTACAACTCCTCGACCTACGTTATTTATAAACTCTTTCACGTTAGATAAATTTAATGACACTCATTGCCGTTAAGCGTACATGTGCAAAAAAGCGAATGATATGATTAGCCTGACCCGTAATTCTTAAATTCAAAACAGCAGGTCTATTTGCGCCTACAACAATTTGCCAAGAAACACCGTGAACGTTAGTGTGATCGGATTGGTGACTAATTGTATGAAAACTACCTACCTCACCTCCTCCTCCTCGAAATGTTTTCACTGTACCTGTTAGTTTCATAGTGTCTACATCACCAACCGTTCCCGATGTACCGCCCGTTTGCATTGCAACAATGTCAATTTCGGCTGCATAAATCATATTGGGTGCTATCTCTATATCGGTGCCTCCACTTAATAAATTCATGCTAACTGCTTTGTTGCCAGTGGTGGTTTTTTCCATACCAAACTCCATCACATTTACGGTGTAATCTGAAGCAGAAAAACTCTTATTAAAGCTGTCAACGATTGGACTGGGTGTAGGCGTTGCTCCTCCATTCAAGGTATAAGCCGTCTCAAACGATGGTACAGTTGGATTTCCCCCTATAGTTGGGCTGACCGATTTGTAAAAGCAATCTCTATCTACGCTGTCGTATTTGTACCCAAAGCGTTCGCAACACTCTCTGTTTACTATGACCGCTGTTCCGTCTGTGACTGACACAAAATCAACTGTTCCGTCGGAATTGTATGTGTCTGGTCGTTGCGTGCAATCCCAGTCCCCCTGATCAATAACCTTAAGCAATTTGACTTTACACGGTGTATTGCCGCTAACTACGTAATTATTCACGCTTAATACACGCCAGTAGCTGTCATCAATCCATATTTTATCATTAAACCGTAAATCCCTTACGTCTTGAGGGCTTAGGAATACAGAGCAGTTCATTAAACGTGCGTCCGCATTGTATATGTTATCAATGTAACTAGCCCAGTATTTACGAAACATAAAAAAGAACGGCACGCCATTAACTAATGGGTGCGTGTCATCATCAGGGTAGTCATAACCCCAATTTAAACTTACTGTATCTGCCGCTATTGGTGTCGCGCTGTATGCTGAAAAATAGGGGTACTGCGTAATTGTGTCGCCCTCTATATCAAAATTATACCCATTGCCAATGTCTTGCAGTCTATGGTAGTAAGCTAGGATTGGTTTATTGGTGATTTTTTTTGCACCATTTTCGCTGTTAATCCATTGTCGGCTTACTAAGACATTAGGCACAAGTGATTCTTCTGTCTGTGAGTTTTTACGAATTGCCTGTGTCCTTAGTGGGACAAACACATCTCCAATTTCTTCATCCTCAACTGCAAAGTCGTTCGCGTTTTCATAAATAAATTGACCCTTTACCCAATTCCAGTTACGTTGCCACCACTCGTTTTTGTGGTCTTTACCTTCTGCGTCTGAGTAGATGATCCGTTTCTTTTGTAAACTAGTTGTTGGCTCAATGACCTTGGCTTGACTGACATCTAGTTTTTTTGTCCAATCCTTTTTTACTCCCCCGTTAAAATATTCCACAGCCGTTTCAACCTTTAAAACTGTAGGTGAGTCGATGTCAGGCTCTATAATAATATTAAACTTGTCTACCATCGCTTTAAACCACTCATCTAGAGTAAGCTCGGGCATGTTAGTTGCCATATCAACGACAGCACCCGTTGGATTCTCAGTGTCGTATAAGGGAACGCTAATAAATGAGTTGTCACCACTTATTGACGTATTGATAATTATATCGCTTGATCCTTCCGCGCCTGCCTGAAAGTTAACTTGTTGGGATGCAGTGCATGTCATTTGAAACGTACCCGTGTAAACGTATCCTGCGTTACTTGCTGCTGGTATTAGAACTTGGTCGCTAAATGACTGCGTAGTGCTACTTACATTGAAAGAAAAATAGTAATCATTGGTCTGCGCTGTAGACAAAACAAGCTGCACAGAGAATACAAACGTCCCTTCGAACGGAGCTATAAAGACACCTGTAGTAAATAAATTGTCAGGGTCAAAAAACGGTGCTGATTCGTTGCTTGGCAATAGCGTAACAAGGGCTTGTGGTGTAGCTGCTGGTAACGTGACATTCGACGTAAACCCAACCTTTGCTCCATACAGTGGTCTTGTTGAAACTACGTTCTGCTCAGTTGCCAAGAACATGTACAACTCAGTAAATCTTGTGCTTGTTAATTCAGCACAATATTCAGCAGTGTACCCTGCAAACTTTAAGATTGCATTCATTAAGAATTGCACCCTAATTGCAGGCTTTAAGTGAGCTACTTTAATGTTCCAGTTAGAATTCAGCCCAGTAAAATAACCGCTTGACCCAGATAGATACCAGCCAAACGGATAATAACCGTGGTCAACAAAAGGGTAAACGATTGTGCCATTACCCACCGATCCGTTAGTTATGTCATTATTGACATCCCACGAATCTTTGACGTTACCGACTGTAAGTGCATGGTCTAAATCAACACCGAGGTAGGCGAATAAATCATCAAATGACTTACCGCGTATAGCACGAAAAAAGTCAGCAGTTGTGCCTAATACATTGACGTTGTACTGGTCTTTGTTTACGTTGTTCAGTTGTAGGATACCGACTAAAACTACAATGCCTTCATCAAAAACCTCTACTGTTGTCTCGCTATATGCAGACCATGTGCCTTCTGCAATATTGACTTCGTGGTAATGATTAAAGAACTTGTTGTTTTTTTTAGTACGTGGCAACTTAAAACTCAAACTATGCGGACTGCTCCGTTCTGACAGTTTGGTGTTGTTCTGTATCTCAAAGTTTAACTCAACTCGCGGGTCTTTTAAATCAAGGCTGACCGTATCTGCTCCGTCTTGAGATTTAGCTAATACTTCTGTCATATCGTAGGCTTATAACGTGACTCTTCAATGTTCACTGTGTAGACAATACCCTTGTCGTTAACGCTAGTCTGAAAGTCAATGCCTGTGTCTGTCACTACGCATCCGCGCCAAGCACTATCGTAATACCATAGCACTGTCGGACTGCTCATTAAACTATCAATGACTCTATTAAACTCCTCATCTTCTGCGTCGGTGTTTAACTGCCATGTGTTCGTAGTTTTTACATTGCTTACTTTTAAACCTCCCTCGTATGGCTGTGACGCATAGTCTACGCTTGTTCCGTTTGCGTTATACGAATTACCTGTAACCTCGCGATAGTCCGATCTTTGTATGCGCTGTCTATGTACGTTGCGAGAATAAAAAGTATAGTAGTCCCAACCTCCTAATTCATTCCACCACGCTAAACGAATAGGAGTGTATTTGCACGCACCTTTCCGTGTAATCTTGTATTGTGCGCTGGTTTCATTGCCGCTTAGCGTTGTGCTGCTTGCAGTTTGTACCGTATAGTATGACCACCCTGTATTGGCAGAAGGCTTTAGGTTTGCGTCTGCGCTTTGCGTCTCTAGGTTAGCTGGATAAATACCGAAATACAAAAAGAACTCAAACGCTGAGCTGGCTGAAGATGGCGAAGGGCTGGTTGTAAAGTAACCGCTTTGCAAAGCTGTTCCGTCACTCTCATAGTACGCTACATGGATGTATGCTGGATTGGAATTCCAAGGCGCATTAGTCGTTCCATTGATAAATGCTATAATTCCTTCATCAGTTGGCTGTGCAACTAGTTTCTGTGGATTGTAGACTGACAGCAACTTTGAGGTATTCGAATCAAGAATGTAATTACTCGCATTTGTTGTGTCATAGTCGTTAAAGACTGGTGTGAACGTGCCGTTGACCACATAGTCTGTTGTTGTCACCGCTGCCGCTGGGTACTGGGTTGGTTCGTCATTTGCAGTTGCTGCGTACTCATAAAAGAACTTTAAGGTAAAAGCATCCATTGAATTGGGAGCTGTAGTCATTGACCCTATAGCGTGTTTATTATGGTCTTGCGAGACATACGACTGCAAAATGCGTGCGACGTTAAAAACGCCAGAATCAGAACCATTAGGCAGTTGCTTTAATGTCGCGACTGTAACTGAGTTGCGAATCACTTGACATATATACCTAAACTTAGGTTGCGATGTATTCGTGTCCTCTGTTACAACGTAAACAATTTGATCGGCTGTGCCTAGCAAAGTTGGTGTTGGCTCTTGTGTTATTGTGATTGCCATTAAAGTTCTAATTCGATATTAAACTTAAGCGGTAGGCTTTTTTTAAAAAAGTGGTACACATCAGAAGCAAATGCTCTAGCTATTTTGTCTCTGTGCTTATCAAACAATATACGCATGGGTGGACGTATGAACGGAGTCGGCTCTATTCCGTATTTGTAAATATTAGTGGATATAGCTCGAACTAAACTCTTACGCGGAATAAACCTGCCTTTGGCATCTCGTGCGTCTTTGATTGGTTTCACTACAACCCATTTATCAATGGCTGGTATTAGCTTTCCTTTCGGGCCAGTGCCTGATCCAAACTTAAATGGGCTTTGTGGTGCTTTCTTATTGTTTACCGCACCCTGCACACCTTGCTCTACGATGTCCCAGTAGTCAGCCCCTTCAAATGTAAACGTCAGTGAGAATTGATTCTTTTTTGTTGCGTACTCATAATTCATTGAGTTGCGTAAATTCCCCGAAGCGTTTTTCCCTTCTGCATCAAGGATTGCACGCGCTCGTTTTATGACTGCCTTTGCATATTTATCAAAGGATTTTTGCGTTCTGTACAGGTCTAGCTTATGCAGTTTACCACCTATCTCTATCGTGTATTTAATAGAGGGCATTACACAAATTGGTTGAGCTAGGTAACTTAATGGTAAATGATGCTGACCATCCTGTTAGGCTGTTAGTCATTCGTGCTGCAAATGGTTCACACGACACAGGCATCTCAAAAGACCATTCGGGCGGCACAAAATTGTTGACGTTCGATTGCGCTAGGTGAAACGCTGCGATGACATCCTGCATGATTCCAAACGTGTCTGTATAAACCTGCGTTACAAAATCGTGCTGCACCTCAAAGACGACGGTTGCCACAAATACCTCGTATGTATATTCCGTGTGAGTACCTAGGATGTTTGCCTCTGTCACTTGAGCATACAGCAGCGGGAACTTATCGATAGTCAACTTATCTATATCTACCTCATCAATTGAGTGTGTGTAGAATGACTTGAGCTGTTCGTGGTTGTCTGCAATAGACTCAAACACATCGTTTATATCACTTACTGTCTGCATTGATTTTAATTTTGTTAGCCATGTTTTGATCCTTTTCGTAGGCTAAAAATGTAAATGCCTCTTCTATTAATATACGCGAAATGCTTTCCATTCTTAGGATGTCACCATCAGCCAATTGGTACATGATAGCATACCATCCCCACTTCTGCGCTACTTTGTCTGTGCTGCCACTACTGGTGAAGAGTGCTGCAAACTTTGCGCTAATTGACTTGCGATACGATAAAAAAAAACCACCGCACCAATTGCCACGTCCATCTTGCACTCACCCATTGCATCTACTTTAATTTGACTAGGGTTGTATGTCTCGATTTCATACAGCTTCATCTTCTTTCTGACAATTGGCCTGTACAGTAACGAGAGCATTTCTTGCATGTTTTCGTACATTCCTTTTTCCATGTATGTCTCCATGTCTGCAAACTCTCCAACGGTTAATTCTTGCATGTTTGGAATAAAACCATACTCAACCCCATCCATGACGAACGACTGATGCAAATAGAAGTCTGTTAGTTGTGGTTCACGAAAAAGCCATGTAAGCTCGCGTGTTATCTTATTAAGCTCCTCGACATGTATTCGGTTCACTAAACCTTCTTCAGCTCCGCAGAAGACCTCTAAGACCTTTTGTACGGCTTCTGATCCTTTATTGTCTTCCCATGTGTCCAGCATCTTTTTGTACTGCGACACCGTAATGTCTGCATAGCTTTCGGGAATTGTGAGTTTAATCTTCATTGCACAAAGTATTTACCAGTTCGTCTTAATAGCTTGTTTAGGCATACATATCTAACAGCATCGACACAGTGATTCCAATCATCTCGTGGAGTATTTAGCACCTTTCCGTTTTTATCCGTCATCCACTTGTAGTTGCGGAATTCCTTTTGTGCGTCGAGGCTAGTTTCCTTTACATATATCTTCTTACGCCTCATCAAATCTATGCCAATACGTACAGAGTCTGGGCCTTTCTTAGCAGGTTTAATATTGAAATTCATCCTGTGAATCTCCTCAATACTTTTCGGCTCACTGCTGTCTGCTATTATCTCTTCATGACGTGTGATACCCAGCTCCTGCATCTTCTCTGCAATATCACCGTTAGTCAATCCACCACTGTATAGGAACTGCTCAATGTATATGGCGTTGTCGTATTCATACACCTTAACTAACGCTGTAGGATCGTTGGCAAAGCCCCAGTCTAAACCCCACGCTAAGAACTTGGCATGCTCTGGTAGCTCAGTATAAATGTCACTTCGGAAAATAGTCTGCCTGCTTACACCTCGTTCACCTAAACCGTAAACCGTCCAGTAATATTCGTCGGTTTCTTTTAGCCGTTCGATTTCATCAATCGTTTCTTTGTTTAAGAACGGATTATCAAGGTAGGTAGACTTGTAAAACGTAGCATCTTCTCTAGGTATGATGTCATCATAGATGTAAGAGTATTCATCACTTGGGTTGTAGTCTAGTATGATGCTTGGGCCTTCTAGCTTGTTTGATGTTCTTAGTGCAAGTTGTCGGTACGTCTCCAAATCCAGCTCGTTAGCCTCGTTTGCAAAGAAAAATTGTCGAGTAGCCCCACGAATTTTTTGTGGCTGGTCAATTGAGATAAACTCTATAGTGTTACCAAATAGAGCATACGTGTTTTCTGTCTTGTTGTGGTTGCGTTCGTCGTACCACCCCTCCCTGTCTAAGATAAACAGGAAGTCACGCATGACCGAAGCACGAAGTGATGGAAAACTCTTACGAACTATAGTGATGAGGTAACCAGCGTTTTGGTTCTCGTAGCACCACTGACATAACACTGTGATGATTGAGAACGTCTTGCCACTACGGGTGCCACCTTGAAAAACTGCTATCCTTGTTTTGCAGTTGATTAGGTCGTAATACGTTTTGGGTTGTCTCACTCAGTCAATTTTGTTTCTGTCTGATCGGTATGGTCAATCACCTCCTTAAACCAACTCGGTTCGCTCATCGTTTCATTAACCGTCACCTCTGTCTCTGTTTGTTTAGGCATAAAATAAGGCATCAAACTGCTAAGGGCTTTGAGGTATTTCTCATCACTGTTTTCACGCAGCACTTGAAGTGAGTCTTTGATGTTTTGCATCTCACCCTCCATGACTTCAGAGAAAATAGATCGTGCCTCCTCTGTAACCTTGTTACTCTTTCCTTTGGGCCTTCCTTTACCCTGTGTGTTTCCTTTTTTAAACGGCATTGTATGTTATTCTGTGTTATTTTAACATAAAAACATCCCCACTGTACAACATTGGCAGTGCGTTTTCATACATGGCATAATGTACAGCAGGGAATCCATTAATAAATATGGTCTTCACAAATCTCCTCTAAATCTTTGCCATTTTCGTCTTGCAAAATTCCAGCATACATACCTTTAGTGTACCACATGTTTACGATTTGCCAAACCTCTTTATCGGTCATGTTAGATTTATTCATCTATCTGTTGCTTAAAGTGTTCGATTACTGATTCAGTCTTCTGCTTGTAGAATGATTTAAACTCACCCTTCTTGCCTTGTGACTCCCATAGCTTAAACAATACACCTCGCAGTCTTTGGCTTTGGGTCTTTGGCTTATCGTAGATGTCTAGCTCTAGGTTGTCTAGTTCGTCTATTTCATCCTGATTCATCTCTTCGGCAGCTCGAAAGTACAACACTCCAAACGTATCGACTAGCTCATCTATTGCCATCACTTCCGTGCTGGTCTTCTCTTGTGTTATGAACCTAACGCTTACCGATCGGTCTTTCCTTCTTTGGTATCCGTCAAGTATTGCTTGCGTTAAGATTCGCATGCCGCATCGTATGCGTGTTCTAACTTCTTCAGCCTTTCCTTAAGGCATCCACCACACCGAGTGAACCGTGCTTTAAGTCTATAGATGTCTCGATACAGTGTGTTTGCTGCCTTTTGTGCGTTTGCATCTAGCGTTCCTTTCCCCCATTGGTCTTTGATTTGTTCTTCCCAAACGGTTTTTTGGTCTGCCGTCATTGTTTTGCCATACGGGAATAACTTGTTCCACTTATCCTTACGAGCTGTGCATCCGCAATCGTCTGTTACTGCTTCGACGACCTTCTTAATACCTGTAGCCTCTGTAATTTTTTCTACCGTATCACCCAGCCCCTTGGATTTTTTCCTTGTTTTTTTGGATGTGGTCTTTGGCTTTTTTGAGACTTTCTTGGATTGTTTTTCTTCCGATTCCTGTTGCATTGGTTAGCGTATTTATACTGTGATTGTGAATGTAATAAACTCTAAATATCTCGGCTTCGAACCAGTTTAAATCATCGAGTAATGAGTCGATCACTTGCAACTGTTCCTTGTGGTTCATGTCTGCGTAGCTGTCTGACATGTTACCCACCGCTCCCATTGGATATTCAAACGTCACGTTTTCCGTCCATTTTTTGTACTTGTAGTAAAACCGTGTAGTCTTTGAAAACGAGCATATTTTAAGCCATCGCAGTACGTACCAGAGCAACTCACCTCGCTCACACATATCAATGTATTTGTCGTCCTCTCTCTCTAAGATACTGACTGCCACGTCATTAACCAAATCATTGCCGTACTTTTCGCCCGTGCAAATATTGGCTATTTGTTTTAATTCGTCATAGTGGTCATTAAAAAACTCTTCAATACAGGTCACAAGTCTTTAGTTAGTTGTTTAAAGTGGCTGGTTAACTCTTTTAACTCAACCGTTGTGAACTTCATTGTACTATTGCTTTTTTGTATCAAACGATCACAAGTGCCTTCACCATAAACTGCGTCTAGTTTACGGCCAAACTCAAATTGTCTACCGCCATTACCCATATTGCAATGTGCGCATTGTGGCATGCAATTCAAGGTTTCTAACTTACCGTCAATTTCTTCGAGATGCCACCTTGTGCTGTACTTCGTTCTAGTTTGAAAGTGTCCAGCTTGCATACCGTCCTTCTCCCAAAACTTCTTCTTGCCACAAGTCCAGCATGATACGTAGCCTGTTGTGTCGGCATACCGTCTTCGGACGTATATAGAATACGCTGCGTCTAAATTTGCTACTGCTCTAGTTCGTTCGCTCACGTTATCTAATATAACGAAAGGGGGAAGCCTCCGTGTAACCTCCCCCTCTCTAGCTATAACCAGTAAACCGATGACAATATACTCATAATTCTTTATCCCATCCGTTTTTCTTTGCTAATCGCGTGCCGATTCCTTCGGGTCTAAGTTTAACTTTTTTGTCGCTAATAAATTGCTTTAATGTCAGTGGTTCAATTTTATCGGCCATGCGTTCTGATTCCTCTTGCTGACTTTTCTGGTGATTCTGTTCTAAGACTTCTGCTCTAACCTCACCTTCGTAGCGTCTTAAAAATTCTAGAATCTCTGCGGACTTTAAACGCTCAAATAGTTTACCAAACTTACCCATGCGTATCATGTCAAAACAAACCTTAAGTTCTTCCAACTTGAGTGTTGGATGCTCTTGCAATATTGCGCGGCAAGTAAACTGCAACTCCTCATCTGTGCTTAATGTTTTAGTGCAGTTCATATCCTTGCACAACTGAGCTACCTGTGAGTAAATCCAACCGCGACATAAATCGGGCATGACCTTTACAGCCTTTTGTATGTTGGTGCCTTCATTCCATGCGTCGTTTGGCTTGATCAAATGTAAATCACCCTTGAGTAATAAATTCGTTTGCGGCCTCAACGCTAAAGTTTTCTCCTTTAAATCCATGATTTGATTTTTTCCATTGTTTCGTGTTGCGTATCCAATTACGAGCAGCAGCTTTCCAATCCTTTAAGGGTTTGCCTTTGCCTTGCACCCAACCATTAGCCGTGTAGTAATCGTAAAAGCTCAGGCTCTCTTTGGCTAACTCACTGTTTGCTGTCGAAGGTAGTATCTCTGCAAAGTATTCCTCTACCTCTTCAAACGAATTTGGGTTTTTCCCACTATAACTTGTTTTTTTAGATTGTTTAGATATATTGTTATTATTCTGTAGACATATTGGCGAGGCTGCATCGACATATTGGCGAGGCTGGGTAGACAAATTGTCTATGCTGGCTGGACATATTGTCCTCTTACGGCCATCGGTCTTTATCTTAATTAACTTTGCCTCGTGCAATCGTTTGATGCTTCGGCTAATTGTGCGCTCACTAACACCATAGTCTTCAGAAATCAATGTGTTCGATTTGAAGAACGTGTGATTATCCCAATTAAACGAATCAATATCAGCCCACAATATTTTGTCGATTGGCTCTAATTTCTGGTTTTCAAGAATTACCCTTGGTATCCAGATCCCTTTAAACTGCCTCATAAATTACTTCAATTTGATAGAAAGTAGTTATTGAAAATTCTTCTGCTTCAGTTACATCTGCCGTCCACTGCAACAATCCCTCCTCATCCAAATAGGCATAAATGTAACGTTCCATCAGTATTTGGTTTCTCCTGTTTTAAAATTTAATTCGAACCTACATCTGTCAAGCGTATGCTCTAACTTCTCACGTTTGCTACATGCAGGCATAGATGCAATTAAACTAAAAAGCAGTCTGCGATAACGTCGCAGCTCAATTATACTTCTCTCGTGAAACCAATCTGCGTCATAATCCATCGGGTACAGTTTTATGCTTTTTAACTTCTTGTAGCTCTACTATCCGATCTACAATCATTTTGGTCAAGCTGATAATATGGACACCTGTGTGATGTTTAATGTCTTCCATCTTGTACAGAAACATGTGTGGTGTATTGTTGTAGTACCTGTTGGCAGTCATGTTTGTCCAATTCATTTCCCTATCCATTTTGGAAAATGACTTGTAGTGCATTTCGATAAATGTGCGTAATGTCATTTTTTCTTCTTTTTAGATTTCTTACTTGGTAAGTATTCTTCCCAATAAACTTTGTGATCAGGGTCATGCCTGTACCCTGTCTTAGTTGGATACAAAAACTTTTGCCCATGTTCACCATCTAAAAGGCTATAACCCAGTTGAAACACCAACGTCGATACATTGTCCTTGTTCATGTGCTTTTGCATCTGTGGTTGACGCTTTAACCATGCAAAGAAGTTATGTATGATGTCATTGTACTCGTCCTCGGACGTAGGTCTTGTGATAAATTCGTTCATTAGTACGGGTATTTTTCATCCTGACTAAATGTAGGGGTATCAACCGTGTTCAAGTTGTCGCGCATGTGCAACATGTTCTTAGCCTCAATTTTTATCTGATCCTCTGTTAATTGATTAGCTGAATTAGCAGTCATCTTCAAATACTCTAAAGCCGTTGTAATAGCCCATTGGTTGCTAATCCTTGCGTCTTTCTCCTCCCAGTACCGCTGCTTGTCCTCCTGCTCTTTATTGACCTTAGAGATACGCAAACTAACACCATATGTGTTTTCCGTCTTTGTGTATTCTACTTCGTCTCCTACGCTATACGGAGTTTTATCCGCACCTGTGCTATTGGCCTTGCCTGCAACACCGTCTTCCATTTCTACGAAGTATGGATAGAATGTCTTACCGTCCTTATTCCAAGGATTATCATCGGTGCGCTTAACTGATTTAATAACTGATTTTGTTTTCATCTTACTTGATGTTTAAAGGTTTATAGATTTTGATTAAACCCCATAGGTAGGTTTTAATCTTGTAAATTCTAATTTTAGGCTCAGTTCTAATTTCCAACACTACATTGTCACGTAGTAAATTGTTGAGAATGCTTTGTCGTACAGGCTTGAAACCCATTTCTTTACGCCACTGCAACCACATTTTCATTTCTTGATTATTCATTGATGTCGTAAAATAAAGTGAAGTATCCGTAATCCTTTTCAACCATCAAAAGGTGTTTAAACTCGTCCTTCGGTAGCTTAGATAAGAAATACTTGTCATAACCTGATGATCCCTTTGTCCAGCAATACGACTTCCAGCCTTCATCAATGTACTTCTGCCTATACTTGTGGAGATGGTCTTCATCTACAGGTGTCCATATACTTGTTCGGTATGCTGTAGATGTTGTAGTGCCTAATTTTCCCGTTACCCAATTTTCTTCTTGACTGTGATTCATTTTGCGTAAGATTGTGTGTTATAACCTAAGTCCTGTTGTACCTGCTTCTGTTCTTTATGGCGACGATTGTATTGCACGCCTCGCAGCTCGGTCATGTCTTCTTGAACTTTGCGACGCATACGAACAATGCTTTCAGGTGTGGCCAACTCTTTAGCAGCTATCATTTGCAACAACTCGTACATCTTGCCTTTTGCCGTGTTCGTGCCTTTTGCCTGCAATTCTGAATTCCAATAGTTTGCAATGAGTTTGCTATCGTCATCACGTAGTGATGGATACCGCTTAAGCAAGTAGATTACCTTGTCCTTTGTCCTGTTTATCTTCATGGTTTTATATTGATTTGATGCAAATATACACAAAATTATTGGATGCTCCAAATCAAATATATGTGCATGAAAAACCCCCACCTCGTTAGGCAGGGGCCAATCAACATGAAAAAAACTAGGTAAGGGAAAACCTATCGCGATGGAACAAGCATCGCTTTTTCATACAGCAATTTACTATTTCTTGCGATTCTTACCAAGCACTACCGCGTTTAAAATGCGTGTCAAAATATTTACGATACGATCGTCTTTTTTTGTTTCGGTCAAAGCTGTTAGCGTCCCTGCTGCTACAAGCACAGCATTTAAAATTTCACTCCAGTATTCAGTTAAAAAAATCATTTCTCTTCTATTAAAAATTTATACTTCTCTTTTACATCAAAGCATGGACACGCCTTACGCGAATAGTCATTGTGACCATACAATTCTAATTCCCCAAAGCAGACTTTCAAAGCGTGCCACAATTCAAGAAAACCCATTTCTTGTTCCGCTGTCATAGTATCTGCTGGTTTACCTGTCTTTGCCGATATACCACCAACATAGCAGACCCCAATAGATGTTTTGTTTTGACTTGCGGTATGCGCTCCTATTTTGTCTACACCCCTTCCTTGGTGTACTGATCCGTCACGGTAAATGACGTAATGATAACCAATGTCGTTCCAACCTCTGGCCTTATGCCATGTTCTTATGGTGTCTACATCAATGTGCGCGCCTTCGATAGTCGCTGAACAATGCAGAATAACTTTATCTAAATCTCGCAAAGCAGAAGAATTACACATAGAACCAATCCAATAAAACCGATTCTTACAAGATGAAAACTGTCCTCGTATTGTCTTGGAGATTTCATTCGATTCCTTTTTTAGCTAGTAGCAATTTGATTTCGTTAATTCCGCTGACTAAAACCTCTAGAGTTTCTTGCACCTTGGTTTCTTGTTTTTCTAAAGAAAATAGACGGCTCTTAATCTTTGTCACCTCGTTAGTGAGCTTCACCCATGTAGCAATGATGCCACTTAAAGCCCCCACAACAACACCTATCAAATCGTAGTCCATCTTTTTATATACTCTATAAGTTTCGCCTCGTTCTTTATTCGCTTAGAAATCTTTGAGGCCGATACCTTGCGCGATACGAATTTCTCTGTTGCTCCTGAGTCTGTTTTTATCGACATTGAGATTACCAAAATAGTTGTGTGTGCTTGGATGTAAATCTGCTCCCGTGTTGCTTGAATATTCTGGAAACAAACTTGTGTTGTGACAAAGATAATCCACCAAACGACTGCGGTAGAACATACCGATTTCCGTAGCCTTTTGTACAACCATCTTAATGTCACCCATTGACGCGCTAGTACCTTGCTCGTTGTCAATCAAAGTGACGCTGTTGTTTGAAAACCGCAATCGCATGACAAAGGCCACTTCAGCAAATGCAAGCTGCACAAGACACGGCTGGATGTAATCAGTGACCAATGTTTCGTAGTTGCCAACTAACGTGCTATCAATTATGTCCTGCTTCAATTTAGCGTCTAGGTCTGTTCCTAGAGCTGGTAGAATCCACCGATCCTGTGCAATGAGAATATAGGGGTGCAACAAATTGTCGTCTACAGCAGAACCAAGTGCTGTGTCTTTCTTTATACGCGATGCGTTGATATACAGTGTAGCCATTATTGCTTGTCTATTGGTGCGATTGCCTCCTCTCCTTTCTGGACTACGTAAGGGTTGTTTCCAACTCGACGCATAACAGCGTCCCAATCCTCATAAAGACCATCTGCTGTGTCTGGAAGACCATCAGGTACATATACATATATAAGTCTTTTAAAACCGTGGTAGCAATTCTTGCCTCCAGCCCATTCAAAAATGTCATAGCTACTTTGACCTGCCGCTGCAAATTGTCCATTTACGCCATCAGAACTCATGTTGCCAATATCTTCGTAACGGTACTGAACACCTGCGTTTGCCAAATCCATCATTTCAACACAAAAATCTCGGCTCTCGCCTTTGGGTTGTTGACTTGTAGCCTTAAAATACTGATACCGTACCGCAAACAAATTGCCTTGTGGACTCACGACATCACCCCACTCCGAAACTAAATCGTAATTGGAATAGTCTTCTAAGCCAAATTCGTATTTGTTGTGCAGTCTGTGATCATCATTCGTGTTATTGACTATTTCTTCCTTCAGTAGCACGAATTCTTTTGGCAGTGGCGCATCCTTGTCCGACAGGTGATTTAACCAAATTGAGCTTTGGGTTTCGCTGATTCGAACTGGCTGATTGGAAAAGATTTTTTTTTTTTCTTCTTCTTCCTTTTGCTCAATAAAACTTGCAGGCACTAAATCCTTAAAATAGACATCTAAAATGATATTGTTTGCCGAAAGTATGGGTTGGATGCCATGCAACAAAGTGTGCTGAAATGGTTCTACAACAGTCTTGCTGTACAAATCGTATGCGTCACGCATCTCATCTGCGTTGCTACCAAACCCACCACCTTCTGATCGCAGGCCGAACAGCAATGGAGAAGTTACACGGTGTCCCGATAGGATTTCTTGAAATACTTGTTTTGCTAAAAAATCATACGTTTCGTGCGGGTTAGGCAAATTAAACGGCTCAATGGTAGGTGCTGAATCTTGACCATCGTTGAACGTCATGAGAATTTTACCAGCATTACTTGCACCACCAAACTTATCATAAATCAAACGCTCTAAATCTCTACGTTCATCGTCTGTCGGGATACCACTGTTGAAGCTGATTGCAAGGCTGGGAAAAAGCCCCGTTTTTATGTTAGAAAGATGGAACTCAGCTATGTTTTTGTCTAGCTCACAATACGCTGTAGCTCCCTTGTAGCTTGGTAAGCCATAGAAAAACGATACGGGGCTGTATTCTTTTATGTGAATAATCTGACTGGCTGCTGTACGGTCGTTTACGTCAAATGCAGGAATAGGATTTGGCTTAAAATTAGATTGGTTCGACTCAATCCAATTGGTGCTATGGTAGAATATTTTAACCTCATCGTTGTCATCTGCTTTACCGCATCGAATTGTGCTTGCTGGCACATGATGTACTTCGCTAATTGTGCTTCGGTCTTGTGACCAAATTACATTAAGATAAGCGTTACCGTAAAGTTTTAAATCAAAAGCCGCACGCCTTAAGGCATCGTGCCGAAACATGCTTTTTAGCCGTAGCCATTGCTCTACGTTGTCATCTTTTGTGTCGCATTCTAAACCCTCACCGTAAATCATATCCGCTGTACCAGTCACAATAGCACCGTGAATGGAAGATGAAATAAACAAGTCGTCTAGGTATAGCGGGTACAAATTGTCTTCGCCAAAAAACACCCAGTCCTTGTTACTTTGATCGGTGAACATGGGTTGCTCATATCTGGCGTAATCAATTACACCTAAGTTCATTTTCATTTTGCTCATGTTAAATTCAAATTCCTGCTCGCTCAGATGCTTTGCGACAGTGGTTGCTTTCTATGCTATCTAATATACCTGTCAGCCATTTGCCTAAGTTAGTCAAAGTGCGCTCCCGTTGGTTGGCTCCCAAGACAGCCGAAACGGAATGATTCCCGAAAGGAACCCCCGAATCCATTAGAAGCCGATTGAGGAACTTTGACGCTGTGACCGATACAATTATCGACACGTCCCGAAAGAGGTCGTAAATAGCCCTCCAAATGCTTCTGAGAATATCTGAGGTAATAAAGTAAAGAGACTCACCAACCGAGTAAACAATCCCAACGGGGATCGCTACGATTGCGAGAACCAAGAGGAGGAGGATTTTCATTGCTTTCATAATTCGGGGTCTTCAGGGAACCAACCATTCTCAACCATGTACTCTTGATCGCGAATTGTGACATCGCTCGGCACGATATGCCCGAAGGGGAACTTCTTATTGACTTGCACGTAACTGCTGAGGCTATACCGCTCATCATTCGAAAGCTCAGGAAAGCACGCAACAAGGCGTTCCAGCGTTGCCGCTGGGTGAACGTTTATAAGATACTCGGTGTCCACTTGCAAAGCGTTCTGTACTCCGTCAGGGTGTACCACGATACCGAACACGGCAGAATCGACTTCCCACTCTGCTTGTATGAGAACGGGTCGAGAGATGTTATAAAGCTCACGCGTGATTTGCTTTGCCCGTGCTTCGCTTGTCTGCGTGGGCGTTGGTAGTACGATTATATATCCGTTCATGAGTATATGTTGTAGAACGTGTTCAGGTTTGTTTCAATTCCTGCGCGGTTCGCTGCATTAGACTGCCAAATAACTATCTCTTGGCAATTCATTTGATTTGCGTTTCGTTGGCCTATTGTAATAGAACCGCTACCTGTATAGGCTGAACTTCCAGAAATGTCAGAAACGCTGTCAACGTGCCCAGCAATTGCTCCCGTGACGTAAGAACCCGTAAATAAGTGTTGGCTTGCGTCATTCAATTTGGTGCCATTAAAATCAACCCCACCTACAAATAAATTATAAAGCTGCGAGCCGCTTGACGCCCATATATTAGCCTCAAATGTATTGAAGGAGTCAATTGCAAACATTTGCCTGCGACCAACCCCTTGAGCAACCGCTGCAAAAAATAAAGGCGTAACGTTAACTGTGTCTGTCGTTGCGAAGCCGTCGGTACTGTCAAACTGTAAAGCAGGCTTTCCGTTCTCCGTCACCACGCCCGTCGTCCCGTCATAAATCTTCGGCATATTCGCGGTGTTCGTTTGAACTGCGTCGTTGCTTCCCGTTTGCGAATACCACTTTGATACAAACCCATCGTTTGACCCACAGTGGTCAGCCAGTGCAACCGTATTTAACTCACCGAATACGTTGAAGCCGATGTCAGCGTAACTGCTCCCGTTGTAAACCTCTACCGCTGAACCAACGTAGGAACTCGAGAGCTTACGCAGTGAATACGCGGCTGCTGCTCCCGTGTACGTGTCGAGCAGTGGCGTGTTTTGGGTGAAGTAGTCGCCTATGTTTTCTTCGATGCTCGTTTGGTCTGTGGTTGATTTGTCAGACGGGTACAATATGAGTTCTTGATTTTTGCCTCGCCAATTTTCAAACGCGCCACCGTTTGCACCAATTACAAAAGGTACAGAATTGGGATAAGTTATGTCTGCACCTGTGAAATTTACTGAATTCGTACCGCTAACATCGACAAAGCCTTGTTTCGAATTTAAACAAAATAAACTTTGATTTTGCGGGTATTTATTGTTAAAGCTAGTATTCACACCATTTATTCTGACGTTCATATCATCAACACCTCTGCGCATAAACCACAGCCTTCCATAGGGGACTGTATGGCTTCCAGATGCTTGAGGTAAAACATAAGCAACTTGAACCCCGCCATTTGTTCCTAACGCTCGACTTGTTTGAAATATTGTTAACTCTGCTTCGTTTGCAACTCCGTCTGACGTACTTAAAAAATCATTTGAGCCATCAAAATCTAAAGCCAACTTTCCGTTCTCCTTCACCAACGCGCCACCCGTGTAGATAGTCGGTTCGTTTGCAGGTGCTGCCGCTGTCGCATCGTTCCCGTTTCCTGATTGGTCAAGCCATTGATAGACCGTGCAACTCGTACCCGTGCAGAACGATTCAATATCTGCCTCCGAGATGTTGCCTTCGGAGTCAAAGCCGATTGTTGTGGTCGTGCTATCCGATGCCCTGCGGATAACCATGCAGTCGTTTTGAGCGAAGCGAAGTTGTCGCGTTGAATAAGCTGCTTCCGCGCCTGAGCCAAAGGTCTCATCGAGAAGATACGCAGTTGCGCTCACCTCCTCCCACGTTTGCTTGAGGCTAATTGGAACAGTGCCGCCCGTCCTCGCTTTGAGGTATTCCAAAAGAGCCGCTTTCACCGTAGCGAAAGAAGCATCGTCTGCGGGTGCAGGTGTGAACTCAACCCAAGTCCCCGTGTCGGGATCTGCGAACGCCGCCTCTGAATAGTATATCTTCCTTCGGATAATCTTGCCCGCTGTTGGGGTGTCGCTGCTTGCGCTCTCTGCGAGTCCGTCTCCGTCCGCTTTAGCCGTGTAATAAAGCTCCACCGTATCCGTTGCTCCGCTTCGGAATGTCTCCGCGTCTGTTTGAAAGCGATTGTGATACTGGGTATCAATTGCGATGTCTGCCCACTCAACATCGTAATCCGTTCCCGTTGCTTTTACGAGAGCTTGTCCCGTAGTACCTCCCGCAATGACTCCAACCTTTGCCGTATTCGCTGCGACAGCGCTATTCGCTGCAACCCGTGCCTCGGTATAGTATAAATTGCCGTTCTCGTCAATGTCTCCCGTATCCAAAACAACAACTCCCGTTTGACCGTTTACCGAGTCGACAGGTACATTCGGGATGTCGGTTGTGAGTGCGATCGTACCCGATGAGCTTGGAAGCAAAACGGTGAGATTTCCCGCGTTCGGAGCACGAAGCCAAATCTTGCCCGTTGCGTTTTCCCAATACGTCAGCGAGCCTTGCTTGAAGTTGATGTCTGCAACCGTAGAAATAGCGTCGCTCCCTTCGATGGTCATCGCCTCGAACTCGACTTCGTTCCCTTCGGTACCCGCTGCAACCGAGAACGACATAACCCCTGGAGAGGCTTCGGTCACTGTCAATCCCGAAAGGTTGACTTTCATCTTTGCGCTATTGGCTAGGATGTCGATATATCCCTTCGTTGTGTCGTTGAGTGTATCATATACTTGCGCCCCTGTTCCGCTTGCTTTAAAGCGTGCGAGAAGCTCTTGAAGCCCCCCGTTGACCATCCACTTCTGAACGCCTGAGTTGTACGATAGAACATCGCCTTGGTCGGGGCTGATGATGTCTACGTCTGTTAGTTCGTTTAATGTCTCCGCGCCGCCGCCTGTGTTCAAAGTAATTGCTCCATTACCATCATCGGTAAGAGTGCCATTAGTTACATTGATGGTACGCACATAAGAAACGTCGGTAGCGTCGTCGTCAGTTTTAACCCTTAGACGCTGTGACACACTTGGAACTAAACCTTGATCGTCGCTGGGGACATAAGTAGTGCTTGTTCCATCGTCGTTATAAGTGTTGTACTGGCTGGTTGCAAAAATCGGATTGCCCGTAACAAAAGCAGCAACAGTTACCAATTTCGTACCGTCAACCTTAGCAAACGAAGCTAAATATTGACCTTCAGGAAGATTTGTAGCAGTATAACTAAATTTTGTAGCTCGGTCATTGGTTTTATCAGCGGTCAACCGCACCAAGAAAGTCTCCTCAGTCATTTGATACACCAAGGTCAAATCACAAGCTGTAATCTGTTCGCCTAGGTCAATGTAAAACTCCCTCTCTTCGAAATTAGCTAACTGTATCATCACTTAATAATATAAGATTTATTGCATAGCATAATTAAATGCCGTGTGGCCACCAATGACAATGCCACAACCTAAAGCAGGTTTTTTAAAATGTTTACTGTACGCCATAGCATAAGAGGATGCATCAATTCCTGATCCAGTTTGCATGCCCCATATATTTTGTCTACCAGTCAAATGTACAACCTCCATTTCTGTATGTCGATGCCCCTGAACAATGCTTTGCATCTCGTTTTTTGCTCGTGTTTTAGCGCTAGCTCCCTCACCATGAATATACAAAACATCATCGTATTCTATGCTCTCAACCCAATTCCAATTTGTCCCTAACACTTCATTAAAGCTCTTAATCCAAACGCTCGGAATCGCATTGCTAAATGCCCTACGAGCAACAATCCGATCATGGTTTCCAATCAAAACATCTGCGACTGGGAATGCTTCACGCCATTTTACAACACCCTCTATAGCCATTTCTAACTCTGTCTTTGGGCTATAACCATCAGGGTTTGATTCCCAGCGACTGCTGGCATGTGAGTCGATTATATCTCCAATAAATATGACTTGGTTACAAGCAAACTTTTTATAAGCCTCTACGCAGTGTGACCAATAGTTTGGATGAACAAATGGTTCATGGATGTCCCCTATGACTAAAATTCTTCGTTCTTTTTCCCTAAGATGGTCTACTGCTGGCTTCAGTTTTGGGTTGAGTCTTGGGCGGTATGTCATACTACCTAAAATAAAAAAGGGGTAAACCGAAGCCTACCCCCTTTTCCTTTGTCATTTAATCTGTTAACTCAAAACGAGTGTAACGCCAGTAGCTAAAGCGTCAGTCCCATTGAATGGGAAATCTGCTGCACCTACTGTAGGAGATGGCAAGAAATAAATCGGAAACAACTCACGACCACTAAAGTCAAGTTGAAATCCGTTCATATCGCCAAAGCTAGTACCTGTCGTCAAGTTACCACCTGAAACATCCAAGCCGTTTTCAGCACCTAGACAATAGACTTGATCGTTGTTGTCCAACACGAATGTGTTAAGACGGCTCTTAGCCAACGAAACAATTTTGTCTGCATCTGAACTCGCCAATTTATGGAACATCAAACTGAGCGTTTGCTCATAGAATACTGTTCCGTTATTAGTGTCGGCTTGTACATTAATGGTCATGCTTGACAACTCAGGCCGTAAGTCGTAGCGGTAAATGGTAAGGTTACCAGTTGCTGCTCCATCGTCATCTGGAAGCTCGTCAAGAACTCCAGCAGTAACGCTGGCTGCTACGCTCAAATCTTGAAAGCTGGCTGCGAAATAGACGGCCTTCAAGCCGCCTACTACGTCAGTGCAATCAATAGACCGACCTGCTGCTAATGTACAGCTAATAGGCATTACAGAATGGTAGTTAATGCTCCAACTACAATCTCTGTCAAACGCCCAGCTTGTGTACCTAATCCAAACTGCATAGTCACTCGGATGTTGTCTGATCCGTCGTATTGATATACGGGAATGACAGCCGCTTGCGTGTAGTCAGTTCGCAAGTTAGAACCTACGTACAAGTTTGACTCTTGAGCCATAACAATACAGTTGTTAGGAATACCTCCTGAAACGTGAATTGGAATACCCATGAATGTCATCCCTGTGAATGACTGAGCTGCACCTTGGTTGTTAATACCTTGACCCGCGTTGGATGCCAATCCTACTCCAAGACCTGCCAATTGCTGGCAGTACAAAGCGTATGTCTTAGGCGAGCAATAGAAAGCAACATCAGGCTTAGTAATTACAGCAGGTGTAGTTTCTGCCATCTTAGTGTAGACCTTGTTAAATTCCGCTGTCGCATTTACATTGGTGATAGTAACAATTACTTGTTCTGTAGCACCCTGCAAACGACCAGCAGCCCAACCAGCAGAATTAAATTCACCGTCGTCTGACAAGAAACCAACTGTTTTACCACCAATCCAAATATTGTTTTCTACTGATTCAGCAGTTTTAGCTGCGATTGTAGCAAAAACAAAATTACGGAATGAGTCGTTCGACCAATCCATTGATTGACGTGCGCCAGTCATGCCTTGCCATGTTGGTAAAATAGTACCTCGGCACAGTTCTTCGTTAACTTTCAAATCGGTCAGCGTCAATACTCGCTCATCGACAGTAACGCTGTTGCCGTCTTGGAAATCACAACCTGCTGATTGAATAACGTCGCTTGCAACACTCGCTCCTGATACTACGGCTTTGTTTTGGATTCCGTCTAACTGTGTGACCCAGTTGTTTGCTACTGTGTCTGCACCATGAATTGCTGGTGCTACATAAAAATCCGCTGCTTCACCTGCATACGTGCTTGGATCAGGCGAAAGAGCTGGATTTGCGAACGCACGATGGCGACGCTGATAACGTGAAATACTCATTTTAAATCATATCTTTAAAGTAACCAAATACCCTGCTTTTTGCCGTTCCCTCTGCTGAGATAGTAGGCTGTTCCGCTTTCGCTTGTGGGCGATTGCGTACTGGATTGGCCGCAGGTTGTTGACCAAGTTCTTGAAGCTGCTCACGCAACATTCGGTTTTGTCGTGACAATCGACGCATACGCATCTCTTCTCGTGACATTTCTGTTCGTCGTGCTGGACGCTCTCCGCGCTCTTCTGACATCTTGCGACGTGAATAACCGCGACGCTTGCGACGTGCAAATTCTTCTCGTCGTGATCGAGACGCTTCTACTTTTGTTTCTTCAGTAACTGTTTCTTCTGAAGAACCTTGTGCTAGATTCATAGCCATTTCGTGTACTGCTTCTGCTTGTTCAGCCGATAACCCCATCTCGACTAAAATATTAATAAACTGCTCATGAGAATCTGGGGTAGATTCTTCTTGGACTTCTTCTACGGGAGTTTCCACCGTTTCTTCTTCAAACTTTCGTCTCATGTTATGATAATGCTAAAATATCTGTTGTTGCTCCTACTTTAAATCTAATATTGCTGAATGGCGTTGATTCACCTACACCTAACACGTAAGTTATATCTGTCTCATTAATCGCAGCCGCAGGAATTTGAAACTGCAAAGGATAACTGTACTCTACTGTTTCTACTGTTTCCGTTAGTGTGATATATAACCAATCACCAACACGGTAGTTGGCTCCTAAAGCAGTAGAATCTACGATAGCCGCTGACGGTTGAAACAATGCTTCCGTGTCGGCTGCGAGTATCGTATAAGTAAAATCAGCCCCACCATTAACGTCTTTAAAAGTTAACACATCACTCGATTTGTAACCTGTTCCTTTGATAAGATTTGTGACTTCGACAGTTTGTGATACAGCAGTTCCTGTAACTTTCATAGTAATCTGAAGCCCTTCACCGTCTCCATCTGTCGTTGGTCGATACGTTTGAAAACCATCACCTATTGGAGGATTTACTCCGAACACAACCCCTGTAGCTGTGGGGAAAGCATCAACCAAATCACCCTGTACATCAGTTACTGTGACTTTAATTTTACCACCTGATCCCCGTCCGCTTGTTGTCGTTGCATACGAAGCAATCGCCGCTGCTTTTTTCATCGTAGGCAACTCATTAATTGCACCAAAGACATCGATGTTTGATTTTAGTTTGCTAAACAAATCTGCTTGCGAAGGCTGTAAGGTTAAAGTAATTGCTGCTGTATCTGGGTTGTGCAGAATCATAGGCTCAGGCAAATCTTGAAAGCCCGCT